TGGTGCAGGAGCACTCAACAAAGCCGGTGTCGTGTCCACTGGCGGCTTGAGCAATTCTTCGTTCTGTGGTTCAGGCTCCACCAGTAAATCTTTGGCGTTGCGATAATTGACGGCGACAATATAAACTGCTCCGGTGCCATCAGTGATTGGATTCATGCCCAGCTTGCCACGGATTTCATCAGCGTTCATATAACCACCGTTGCGTGCGAGTGCGAAACCGTCCATTTGAGTTTTGAAATCTCCACGAATCAAATCACCAACGTCAAATTGGACGGCGTACTTATTTGCTTTGCGTCCTTGTGTCGGCAGCAATTTTCTTTGGATTTCATTCTCAATTTGCGAAATGTAAGGCCGCAACGTAAAGGTCACGAGGTTAATGGCAAGCTGTTCAGCCGAGGAACTGGAAAGTCTAGTTGTGTCCCCCAAGAAATGCGGGTCAACTCCCCAAATGGCTGCGATCTCAGTTCTCTGATAAGCTCTCGACTTCAAAAATTCTAGCTGTTCCAGATTGAGCGTCATTGGGATGTATTCCCATTCGCCACCGTTCAAAAATGCAGTCTTAGCAAAATTCGATCCGGTCTGATTGGCGTTCCAGGATTCACGGGCATTGATGATGTCCTTGTCGTCCAATCCACTTTTCGCCATCATAATTCCACCGGGCGTTGAACTGTTAGCGAACACTCTACCTGCTGTCTTTGTTGCGGCCCGTGCAATACCCAATCCCTCACGATGCAATTCAACCGGCGACAGGCCGACCATGCCACCAAGCGAAAACAAACGGAAATGCAAAATTTCGTCAGCGGCGAATGTCCGTAGTTGTCCTGCCTTCAAACCTTCACGGGATTCATAAACTAATTTGCCGGTAGGTGTTCCGTCGTCAATTCTTTTCGGTTTGACCATTCTAGGATCAAGCGGCCACAGTGCGTCAACCTGAGTTCCCAATCTTTGAATATAAACGTAGGCATTTCCGGTTAGTGCCATTCCAGTAATCACGGTTTGCCAAAAAACTACTGCGCCCATTTCTGAGTTGGGTGATACCGATAGAAGATTGTAGAGATCATTCTCTACCGCCTCTTCTCTTCCTTTTGGTTTGATTTCGTAAAGTTTGAGTGGAAGACTTCCGATGGTGTTGCTGATGATCCTAATGCATGTGTAAACCGATTCAATGCAAAGTGCAGTATCGGAATCGATGAGTTCTCCAGATGCGCTTTGTTGCCCGCCGAACACCCAGCCAAAAACTGCGCCGATGTTGTTTATCATCCCCGGTACTTCTAAGGGATTGAATCTCTTTTCTTTTTTCCGAACAGTCGGGATATTGGTGAGGTTGAGTGAGATGAGAGCCATACTGTCAATTATTTAGCCGTATTGCACCGGCTCGTTCCATGAAGAGGATTGCATATTTAATGACCAAAGAAAATCTTGGAAGTCCCACGTTTGGTTTGGATCATCGCCCTGCCCATCGCTAGTATCAAGCACATGGCATAATCGATCTTGTTCTCGGTTCTACCGCCTGCATGTCTGGGATAAGCGTGGCCACGGGGATCGGGTTTGGACGCAACGTTTGACATGCACCAATTTGCGCAAGGATTGTTATTATGCTTCAGGCGATTGTCAACCAGTAGTGCCTCAATCTCAAACATGGCCGGAGACAGATACTTCGTTTCGCCCATAGGGACATCAATGAGATGAGCCGCAAGTGTGGGGCAACGCTTGGCTATGGTTTGGATGTAAAGCTCAGCGTGCCAGCGATCAAATGCGAATTCGATGGGGTTGTAAGTTTCTATGTCAGCCACAGTCTCATTGATTACCTGCTCTAGATCAATCCAGTTCCCCTCTGTCGCTGTGAGCGCTCCTTCTGCGCTCCACCTTGCATAACTTCCAAGTGTCGGATCGGTCGCTCTGGCTTCCGGTAAGTAGAGCTTGGGAAATGCAATAAAATCGTTGTTCACTTTGAAGAGTATCAACACACAAGTTAAATCGAGACGTGATGAAAGATCGGCTGACATCCAACAAGGCATTCCTTTGAAGTCTTCCATTTTTAGTTTTGAATCGCCGCCACGTTGCCAGTCGGTCATATTGAAAAATGCAGTGGACGATGAGCACCAGATGTTGAGTTTTTTAGTTTTGAATGCGGCTTGCTTACTCACACTACGAATTGCGTTTTTGTGTTCTGTAAGAAGCATTTTCAAGTTGACACTTACATCCAAATTCGGATTGGCCATTCTCAAAGCGGCTTCGGTCGTCCAATTCGTTTCTTTGTCGATGGTAAAAATAAGCGCAAAGAGTTCAGGACGATCCAACGCCCCGTCCAACATCTCTTCACATTCCCGTTGCATTTGGTGGCATGGGCCTTCTATCGTGACCCCTGCGGTCGAGCAGATCAATCCCAACGGTTGCGTTCTTGCGCCGGTGGATTGTGAGAGTGAGTAGTAAAGACTATCGTTCTCGGCTTCATGCCATTCGTCGAGACAAAAAGCATGAGCCGATGAACCATCACGGGGAATTCCGATAAGTGGAACCAGTTTCGATCCGTCCGGGATGGTGATACTTTCCTTCATGACTTCAATCTCAAAACGATCTCTGAGAGCGGGGAGCCGTTCTATCATTTTTTTGCATGGGTCGAATACAGTTTTTGCCTGTTCCAAACCATTGGCCGCTGAGAACACGTCCGAGCCAGGTTCACCGTCACACAGTAGGCAATAGAGAAGGATGCAGGATGCCAAGAAAGACTTGCCGTTTTTGCGTGGGAGTAATAACAACGCTTCGGTGAAACGACGGAACCCGGTATCCTTGGCTACCCATCCAAATAGACAAGTCATGAAAAAACATTGCCAATTCTCCAGTTTGAGATGATTGTCCTTGGCGCTTGCCCATCGTCCCTTAACGTGAGGCATCATTTCCGCAAAGCGGCAAACCCGTTCCGCCTTGTCGATGTCGTAGGTGTAAGGATAGGATGGGTCGGCGATCTTATCCAAATCGTCTAGGTGACGTTGACAAGCCTGCTTGACTTGGCGACACGCTGGAATCTTATTGGTTAGGACATCATCGCAATATTGGAGAGCTTTGTCAGTGAATGGATGATTTGATTGCACATTGGATATTTAACGCATTTGACAGAACGAAAAGTCGTGGGATAATGGAAATACTTGTCAAAGAGAAAGCCAGCCGCAACGTTTGAAGGAAATCCTTGCAGCACATGAGGAACTAGATCCAAACGTCGTATGGGGTATGGATAAAATCTGTGTTGACCATGACCATGCTTGCTGTCCGGGCAAGCGCTCCTGTGGGAAGTGTGTACGGGGCCTAGTACATTTTAGGTGCCATAACGGAATATCACACTTGCAAGACAATCCAGAAATATGCCGTAATGCTGCCTTGTATCTTGATTCTCAAAACTCGTTAAACTCGTTGGTACCGGCCTTAGGTTGAACTGCCGTTGCGCATTTGGCACGGTCGGACGGAGTGCATCCTAGCCTTCCCAGTGCATTGATGAGTTGAGCAAGCTCCGATGAGTTCAATCCCTGTGTGCGGAGTTTGAGCATGAGCCGTGCTGCTATTTCGGCGATCCATCTGTCCGCATTTTTTGCGAGGCCGGGAGGGATCATGGCTTTCAACTCTTCCCAGACTTCGCCCTGTGCATCGTCGAAGTAGAGTGGTACATTCCCCAGGTCGCCAACGACTGGGACATCTACTCTGGTTCGATTGGGATTCTTGTCGAAACTCCCTCGGCTTTTCAGGACTTCTGCTGGTAATTTGCGTGCCATGTCAATATTTAGTTGGATTTAAGCGCTTGTCAAACTGGAAGCCACTGAGCTATGGGCTTGAAACAGCGATTGCGTGGCAAGGCTTACAGCGCCATGGCAACCCATCCTATTCGACTTGCCCGACCTTCAATGAACTTGGATTTTATTTTCGTGGATAAGTAAATTTGCCCACGTGTCGGTCGCCCGTAAGTCGTTGAAAACAGTAGTTTAGGCCCTATCCCCCTCCGAAGGCAATCCCCATGCCCTCCGAAGGAAAGGCACTACTCATTCACCCTTGGCTGAGCGCTTCGAGTGGCACGATGCACACAACGCAAGACAATTCGATGCGATTAAGCGGAGGGCCGGGAACTCACGGAGCTTCTTGATGTGGTGAACCTGCTGGCTTGGTTTGATTTCGCAATCAACACACATCGGATTGATGCCGAGAAACCACTTACGGAAACGCTTCCAGTCATTGTCGTAGCCACGTTCATAGGTGGATGGTCGTGGTGCAGGGATTGGTTTGTGTTCGTCGCAATAATAACTGCCAGTGAGTTGTGCCGCACCACACGTCTTGCACGGTTGCGCTGGCCGGAATGGCACTGATTACGATGTGACGACTACGATGGGTTGGACGGTGACAGCGCCACTGACATTGAACATCGTATCGCCGTTCTTCCAAGGCCCAAAATCCGAATCACCAAATCCAGACAATGTAAATGCGAACGATGATCCAACTGCAATGCTGATAGACGGTGATCCTGTACTATCTGTTGACACAGTGATTGCTGACGTTGTTGGAGGCGCAGCGATAGTGATCGTTGGCAACGTTGTATAAGCAATCGTGACAGTCACCGCAATGGTTGTCACAGCGCCAGCAACGATGGTTGCCACAGCGGTTGATGTTCCATCGCCACCCGAAACAGTGACAGTCGGAGCGACAACATAACCTGATCCACCAACGCTTGGTGTGACGGCGATGACGCCTGTTCCACCAGCAACCAACGCTGTGCCAAGTGCAGTTGCACTGGTACCAGCTACGTCGTTATTGTAGATGGTTGCCGATGTTGCATTACCACCAAGCGGATTCACGAAAACTGTTTTTGAATTTGATGCGACGCCAGTGAGTTGGACGATCTGCATGGATGTTGTTTGTTGTGCCATATCTCTATTTATTCTCTTTAGTTGCCGATAAGAAGATATTCCAAGATCGGCGTACCAGCGGATGATTTGACTGATGGCACTGCTGTGGTTGCGAAACGAACAAATTGAACTTCGCCGGGATTGAGTTGCAATAGTGCGCTGCCACCACTTGCCGTCGCAAACACAAAAATCGTATTGGTCGAATCGCAATTTCTCAACACCGCTGCGCCAAGAGTTCCGATTGCTGCACTTGGAATCGCTGTCTGAGAAGTGCTCGTTGTAAAGGTGCCACGTTGGTACGGGCCGGGTTCACCCTGAATGCTGATTGCATCCGCACCCGAAGTAAAAGTGAATTGAGTGATATTATAATTCGGGTTGCTGTAGGTGACCGTGATTGTGTAAGAAATTTCGTTTGCCATGTTTAGCCCGCCACGAAATACACTTGCAAATACACGGGTGCAGTGTTAGCCAAAGCGTAAAGCGTTCCCGATGGTGGCATCGGAATCAACATCGGATCACCCGGAGAAAGTCTCCCCACTTCAGACGATCCAGAACTATCAGAGAAGATCGAAACGTAATTCAACGTATCGAGATTTTTCATCCAACAAAATCGCAATGGCGAAACATTACCACTCGCAATCAACGTTCTTCCGCTTGTCGGGATTTGTGGCGTATCCTGAAAATACAAAGGATTTTGCGCATTGATTGACAGATTACCCGATGTAAGATTAGTATTTCCGACGCCACTGGTGACACTAGGAGTTTGCCCAAGCGACGCAACAATGTTGAGTACTTGAGCGAACCATGCGCCCGGTGTTGCCCAAAAACTTTCAAAGATGTAGCCGAGTGACATTATACGATGTCATATCCAAATGCACTTACGCTTTGGAACGAAGCGCCAGGGCCTGCGCTACTGAATGCAACTGTCATTGCAGTTGCGGCTGTTCCCACAATGTTCAGATTGCCAACGTGGAAATTGACCGAACTGTTTGCAGCCGGAAGAAACGTTAGCGAATATCGTACCGTTGCGCCGTCCAAAACGGAAAGTTGCACCGCCGTTGTCGCTGCCGTAGCTGCGCAAACATAAGTTGCCGAGAATCCTTGCAACACATGACAAATCCCAGACGATCCGGCACTTTGTGTAATCGTCGCCAACGTCGCTGAAGTCGGTGTATGATAGGCCGACCAATTTGTCGGGGAGATGCAAACGGCTGCTCCGGTGTAAGTGTTGCCAGACAATCCCTCAAAGCTTTGCAATGTCGTGGCAGTCGGATCACCCGGTGTCATCGTCTGCCTGTTTTGGCCAGCCGTGGGTGTGTTGGTTTCTACTAGTTGGCCGTTCGGAAGGGTGATTGACATGTTATTTCTTTGATTTCCTCTCTTTTATTTAGCTGATATTTGCTACGCCGCTTTGTGTTTGCAGGCTGACCCAATAATTTGGGACACCTTGCCTATAAAAAACGGGGACGGCTTTAGCTCTTACCAATCCACCTGCGGTCGTGATAGTGCATACGACTTCATATTCTGTTCCAACCGTTCCAGAATCCTGCAAACCAGCCAATCGGATGTACGCCCATGTGGTTGTGTGACTGGTGTTGCTGTAGACGATCTGTGCCGACGTTCCCGCCCAATCCACGGACGAAATTGTGTCGTTGAAACCTGACAGCCAGTCCGTCCAGTTGAACCCATACGTAATCACGCTGTCTGTTTTTTTGATGATTTGATTTATGGCCATTTGAATGAATATTTATGTTCCTCAGCAACACGAGATCACAACAGTACAATCTTCAGGCGTCACATAGATCGTGGCGTCTTCCGGTTCAATCGCAATGACCACCATCCAATCAGGCGCAACGATGATCGTGGCGTCCTCAGGCGCAATCACAATGTCCACGTCCTCCGATTCAACGATTATGGTGTTGCATTCTGAGATGTCTACGACGATGAAAGCAACACCAGTGATATACCGACTGGTACGGGGCAAGATGGACGCCGTACCATCCAACGTCTGCGTGGTCGTTAGTCCGATTCGAGCAACACCAGTAAGTGTCTTGGTGGTGACCGTCGTGATTTTAGCAACACCAGAAAGTGTCTTGGTAGTTGCCGCTTGAATTCTTGAGACACCCGAAAGTGTCTTAGTGGTCGTCAGTCCAATTCTTGAGACACCAGAAAGTGTCTTGGTAGTTGCCGCCTGAATTCGTGATACACCAATAACTGTCTTTGTGGTTGTTATTTCGATTCGACTTATGCCAGCCAACGTCTGAGTAGTCGTTATTCCGATTCGACCAACGCCCGTTAGAGTTCGGGTCGTATTATTGTTGATGTTTGCGACACCAGTTTGCGTTTTGATGGTGCCGTTAGTGATTTCAGCGACGCCCGTTAAGGATTGGGTCGTATTATTGTTTACGTTTGCAACGCCACTTTGAGTTTTTGTGGTTGACGCAGTAATGCGAGATTTTCCGGCTTGGGTGTAGGTCGTTGAAACGATAATTCTTCCAACACCACTCAACGTCTTGGTGGTCGATACGGTGATCCTGGATTTGCCAGATTCAGTTTGCGTGGTAGTCGCAGTGATTCTTGAGACGCCCGTTAGAGTTTGGGTCGTATTATTGTTTACGTTTGCTACGCCGGATTGTGTTCTGGTCGTGACGATTTGAATGCGACTTTTGCCATCAAGAGTTTTCGTCGTGGTGATGGTAATTCTTCCAACACCACCCAACGTCTGAGTGGTCGCCGCCGTAATTCTGGATTTGCCACCCAAAGTTCGTGGAGTGCTCACCGTGATTCTGGCGATGCCCGTTAAGGTTCGGGTCGTATTATTGTTTACGTTTGCTACGCCACTTTGCGTCTTGGTAGTGACAACTTGAATCCTACCTTTACCAGCTTGTGTATGCGTGGTCGTTATACCAATTCGACCAACACCAGTAAGTGTCTTGGTGGTCGTTAACTGGATTCGAGCGACACCACTCAAAGTTCGTGGAGTAGTGATAGTAATTCTTGAGACGCCCGTTAGAGATCGGGTCGTATTATTTTTTACGTTTGCAACGCCCGTTAGAGATCGGGTCGTATTATTGTTTACGTTTGCTACGCCGGATTGAGTTCTGGTGGTTGACGCAGTAATGCGGGATTTGCCAGCTTGCGTGTGGGTCGTTGAAACGATAATTCTTCCGACGCCACTCAACGTCTTTGTGGCCACCACTTGAATTCTTGCAACACCAGCCAGTGTATGTGGAGTAGTGACAGTGATTCTGGCGATGCCCGTTAAGGTTCGGGTCGTATTATTGTTTACGTTTGCAACGCCACTTTGAGTTTTGGTGGTCGTGATTTGAATTCGACCAACACCAGTCAACGTTTTCGTGGTCGCTACTTGGATTCTTGAGACGCCGGTAAGTGTCTTTGTGGTCACTACCTGGATTCGACCAACACCAGTCAACGTTTTCGTGGTCGCTACAGTGATTCGACCAACGCCCGTTTGAGTTCGGGTCGTATTATTTTTGATGTTCGCAACACCAGTTTGTGTATGTGTGGTGACGACTTGAATTCTTGAGACGCCCGTTTGTGCATGGTTAGTTGTGACCTGAATTCGAGCAACACCACTTTGTGTATGTGAAGTGACTACTTGGATTCTCGAAACACCCGTGAGAGTGTGAACAGTCGTGATCTGAATTCGAGAGACGCCCGTTAGAGTTCGGGTCGTATTGTTATTGATGTTTGCAACACCACTTTGTGTCTTTGTGGTTACTACTTGAATCCTACCTTTACCAGCTTGTGTATGCGTGGTCGTTATACCAATTCGAGCAACACCACTTTGTGTCTTTGTGGTGGCAACTTGAATTCTTGAAACGCCCGTTAAAGTGTGAACAGTCGAAACCTGAATTCGAGAGACGCCCGTTAGAGTTCGGGTCGTATTATTTTTGATGTTCGCTACGCCTGTTTGCGTCTTTGTGGTTACTACTTGGATTCGACCAACACCAGTCAACGTTTTTGTGGTCGCTACTTGGATTCTTGAAACGCCGGAAAGTGTCCGAGGGGTTGTTTGCGTTCCCGTCTTGAAAGACGCAACAGCGCAGGCAAAATAATCAGCAACGCCGCCATCACTCCAGGTCGGATTGATAGCTGCCTTCGACGCCTGGACAACATACGCCATGCCGATTGAAAAGTTGTGCGCAGCATTATAAGCAACGGTGTCTGTGACTGTCAGCCCTGAACATAATGCTGCATTGCCCGCTGGCCCTTGTGCATCAGCACAAATGATTAGTTCGTTGTACACACCAGGTGTGATGCTGCCTGGTTGGTAGGTGGTGACTGGCGTGCCAGAGCCAGAACCATTTTGCTGGTCGAATGCCGAAGAAGACGCCGCACCAGAAAACGCTTGTACTGCGATGGAAGGATATGAGCCAGCGACAGTAAAAGTGTGTGAAGTCCCAACCGTTGGATTGAGACAGTAATACATTGTGATTCTGGTCTGACCAGAACCCGTTGAGACAGCGGTAGTAAGTTGTGCCCAACTATTCGACTTACTATCACTGACTGTGGGAGCACCTGATGAGTTATAGCTTGCAACGGAAATAACAATCAGATTTGCGCCGGTTGTGTTTATTGCGGCTGTGGTAGTGCCAGTGTACCCGCTACCTGTGAGTGACGCAACATGAGCTACTAAAGCGATGGCCGTAGTCGTTTGAATATTCGCAACGCCCGTTAGAGTTCGGGTCGTATTGTTCTTGATGTTTGCTTTACCAGTTTGCGTCTTAGTCGTCGTCGTGACTTGGATGTGAGCGACACCACTTTGAGTTTGGGTGGTCGTGTATTGGATTCGACCTTTTCCCGCTTGTGTTTGAGGGGTTGATGTCGGTGCATTGATTTTAAATCCATAAACAATGGTCTGCCAGGAATCACCAGTTAAACCGATTGACCAAGTGGCCCCAGGCACCATGGGAGAACCGCCATTATTATTGAGGATGTAATTTCCTTGGACGCCGCACTGGCCCGTGCCAGCAAATGTGGCGTTGGCAAATGTTCCACCCGGCTGGCCGGAGGGAGCAGTGGAACTCATGTATCCCAAGCAGGTGACGATAAGATCGTATGCACTCGCAGTGCTATAACTAGTAGTCGAAGGACTTGTTGAAATCCCGCTCGCTACAGTGGCCGAGATATCACCAGTTGATGATACACCCGCAAACTCACAAATCGAAACGTTAGCTCCGTCAAGGATCGTGTTTGCAAAAGTGACTGCCGTTGCGACGGTTGCGCCCGAACCGATGACACCGTTCCACATGCTGGTGGTCAGATACTTGCCGCCAGCCGTGTCACTCTCGTGGGTTATTTCAGTCCATGTGACGCCAGTCGTGACGATAGAGGATACTGTCGGATAAGCAACGGTGGAGTTCGCTGAAATCCACGCAATCAGTAAATTGCCGTTTATAGGTGCGGCTGCAAG